ACTTGTCCTGCGGCGTCCAGCCCATGCCGAGCGCCAGCGCGTCAATCGTAACCGACTGTTCCTCGGTCTGCTCTTCGGCCTGATCTTCGGTTTGTTCGGCTTCTTCCTGCCCGCTCAGGGCAAGATCTTCTTCTTCGTCCATTTCAGGATACCTCAAGCCCTAAAGCGGGCAGCTCATTCCCCCTCGGGGAAGCTCTTAAACGCCGGTGTAACCCTGCAAATTGGCAAACACCCCGCCCGAAATCGTCGCACTCAGCGTCACGATTTCAACCAAGGTGTTGGCACTGCCGCGCAAGGGCGGGTCAAAAATAGTTGTACCACTGGCCGTCAAGCCAGCAGTGTTGATCTTGATCCGCGCCAGCACAGTCCCAGCCGCACCGTCGCGAATGGCAAATTCAGTCGCCGCGCCAAGGGTGTCAGCGGTCAACTGAAGGCTCTTGATGTAATTGCGCACCCCGGCCCCGGCGGCGGTCTTGATCGTTACCGCCGTGGTCGTGTTGACAATGCCCCCGGCGGGCGGCGCATAGTTCCAGAACGTGCTGGAAAGCGCGGGCTGAACAACTGTGCCGTTGGCATCGCCGGGCAAGGCCGAACCTGCCTCAGTGGCCAGCGACACCGCCTGGATATAGGCCTTGCGGCCATCGGCACCGGTTGCCCCTGTGCCGATCATCGGATCGTTAGCGGTAAAGCGATCAGTCGCCATCGAAAATCCCCTTCAAATCGCTGTCCTGGATAACTCGGTACTTGCGTTTGTCCGCGCCTTCGAACTCGGTTCCCGCATAGCGCTGGAACAAAACCACATCGCCCTTCCGGGCAGGTTCGTCATGGCCCCAGTCGCCGCCGGTAAAGGCCATCGGCGAAACCGCCACCACCCGCCCGCGTTCACTGGCCCCGTCCTCGCGCTCACGGTGTTTTTCAGGCAGGATGATGCCCCCGGCAGTCTTTTCCTCGGTCACATCCAAAGCCACAAGCACGCTGTAACCCTTCGGTTTCAGGCCGGGCCTGCAATCGTCAATCGCCGGTATCATCTATCGCCTTCCAATCATCGTAAGAACTCTGCGAGAGCGACAGGTAGCAATCCGCCCGGACCCGCGCTTCGGCAAACAATTCAGGGGCAAGCTCTCCGCTATCCCATGCCGCGTTGGCCCAGCGCTCGCGCTGCTGTGCGGCAAAGGCAGCAACCCGCGCAAACACCCATTCGGTTACGGGGTGATCCTGCCACTCCTTGAACTCGGCTTCACTAGGCAGCGACACTGAAACCAGCCTCGAAAGCGTCAAGCTGCTGTGCCTGGGTATCCAGTTCAACCTGCGCCAGTTTGGCCTGCGCCGATGCGTTGTTCAGCGCCGTCTTGCTCTCGCTTTCGGCGATCTTGACCATCGCCCCCTTGGCGGCAACCTCCTGCATCGGGTCCGGCTGCGGCGCGGGCAACAGCTTCTCGATATCCTCCACGTCCGCCGCTTCGTAAACCCGGCGCATTACCTCGCGCATATCCGCCCCTGCGAGCTGCGCCGCGTCCGCCGTCGAAAGCAGGAACTGCGCCCGCGCCATCTTCTGCATCCGGGTCACGCTGTTGGGGTCCGAAACCGGGCGGATATCCATATCCGAACCGTTGAAATCCTTTGCCAGATCGGCGTCGGGATCGTCGAGCAGTTCAACATAGTCCGCTGCCATAGCCTCATCAGCATACTTGCCGATATTGGCAAACAGCAATGAAAATTCCGCCTTCAGCCCACGATAAACCCGCTTGTAGATCGCGGTGAATACCTGCAAGCCCTGCTCGATCAGCGCCAGCGTGGTCCCGACCTGGCCATTGTTCGAGCCTTCGCCGGACAACACGTCCTTGATCGAAGCAATGTCCTTCGCCGCGCCCAGGATCAATTCGAGCAGCTGGAACATCACCGGGGAAAGCTGCGGATAGGTCCGCTCGACCAGCCCGTCCTTCAATACCGAACCCTGCACCCCTACCGTCTTGTATTCGCCGGGGCGGAACTTGAGCGAGGATGCCTGCCCCTGCCCCTGAATACGAAGCCCGCTTGCAACAAACCCGCCGCCCGCCGTCGCGGCGTGGTTGGCGTCGATCATCTGGTTGACGATGGTGTTGACCACCTCGCCATACTGATCGAGCAGATGCGCCAGCCCGATATTGTAGAACTTGCCTTCCGGGTGCGGCAGAAACTCGTACTTCACATAGAACGTGCGGCGCTCAATAAATGCCACCCGGCCATCGCGCAGCTTGACCCCGGACGCATCGAAATCCGGGACCACCCGCAAAACGAACTTGTCCTTGTGATCGACCGTAACAATGTACGGCTCGGGCAAGCCATCGCCGTCCAGATCGTAGTGGCACTGCTGCTCAAGCAGCAACCTCGGCGCCCGGTCGTCCTCGGCAATCACCAGGCCTTCGCGATAGCGCCCCGTCGAGACATCGCGGGCGATATGGTGCGGGTAAATGCCTTCAAGCCGTTCGGTAAGCTGCGGCGCTTCCGCTAGCGAGCGCGCATCGTTATGCACCACCATGTTCAACGCCGGGACAAACGCCGAATTGTGCCGCTCCCCATCAAACCACACCTTGCGGAATTCCACCCCGATTGCCGCAAGCTGGAACAGCAGGTTATCGGTTTCCCCCTCCCATTCGTTCATCCGGTAGAACAGCATCGCGTTCATGTATTCGCGGACCCGCTGCGCCCGCTTGGCCTTGGCCCCAGGCGCCCGCTTCCATACCGGCTCGGGCTGCATTTCCGGGGGCATCGGCATCAAGCCTTGCTGTGTCAGCACCGCCGGACCCTGCGGCCCCATGATCACCGGCATACCCTGTACCGCCATCGCAGGCTGGCCATCCGGACCAATCTCGGGCTGGCCCTTGTCTGCGCCAACCACCTTGCAGCTTACCGCCTCATCGCCCTTGACAATCGCCGGATAGGCGCGGGCGTTGAACTGCATCGCGGCATAGGCCAGCAACGGATAATGGACATTCGAGGCCCCGGCCCAGGGATAGTCCTTCGCCGGACGCTCGCAGGCCGTGATGTCCTTCAGCGCCTTTTCCGCGACCGTCTGCCAATCCTTGCGGCTGGCAAGGTCGCGTTCGTAGTTCTCGCAGACTTCTTGCCCAAGCCGGGAAATCTGCTCCGGCTCAAGATAGGGTGAAATGTCCCCGTCCGCTTCCGCGAACTGCATCAACCGTTCAAGCGTGGCGAGGGTGCCGGGGGTGTCAGTATCCGGTTGTGCCGCTTCGTCCACGCTCATCCCCCTCCCATCCCTCGTTGTAATTGGCCGCAAGCGGGATCGCGAAGGTCAAGGCGGCGGCGTCACCCAGATCGGGGCTGCCGCCGGTCCTTTCGCGAATACTGTCCTTCGGCTCAATCACCAGTTCGTTGTTCGATTTGTAACGGGTCTGCCCCTTGCCCCATACCGGAGCGGACAAATCACTGTGCAACTCGTCAAGGTCCGGGATCTGCACCTCGCCTTGCAGCCAGTCGCGCATCACGTCCCACATTTCAGCGCGGCGGTTCTCGTACAGTTCATCGCCGGTCGGCCCTACCCCGACAGGATTAGACCCAAAATTGACCGCGTTGACGATGTGCCCGTATCCCAATTCCAGCAGCCTATCGACCACCCCGGCACCCAAACCGCCGACATCGACATTGACCGCCGCCGGATTGTACTTCTTGATGATCCCGACAACGTGCCCGACAATCGTCATGGTGTCGTCGAAATCCCAGGTCGCGCAGACGTTGTGTCCCAGCTTCCTGCCGATCCGGTCAATAACCCCGGTTAGATCGCCGCCGCCTCTTGCCGGGTCAACCCCGATAATCATTGCCCCTTGCGGAATGACACTGCGCGCCCTGGCCATCGCTATGTTAGCCGAAGGTATGAAACTGTTGCCCGCCGTCTGGAATGCTTCCTCGGCATTCGACGGGTATTCCTGCTTGAACTTCCAGCAAGGTTCGTCCTCACTCTGGCCCGTCGCCGTCGCCATATCCCTGTTTTTCAGGTAGGCCCAATAAACTTGCTCAAGCGTCAGCCGGTTCGCGGTCCGGTAGTCAGGCCAGTTGCCCGGCGCGGACCATCCTTCCGGGCAAGGCGTCGAATAGCCATCATCCCAATACCACGGGATGAATAC